TTGAAAAGAATCAGGAAGAACATTTTCGTTGTTGGTATTTTGTCTTTAGTGATGATTCTTGCCACTTCTGTATTCGGGCCAAACGTTAAAGCTGCTGAAAACACTCAAGAACTTAATTCGATTTTCAAAGAAAATCAAGTTCCTTCCAGTGTACATGAAATTGATGATTTGCTCAAAGAACAAATTGTTAATCCGCCAAAGGGTTTTACCAAAGAAGAGGCAAAAGCGAATTATGAAGTTTTTCAAAACAAAACGGATTCTGAAAAAAAAGAGCTTCTCGACATTTTCCAAAATCCTGATAAGCTAATTTCGGAGTTGGAGAAATCAAACCAAGACGCTTCATCGGAAAGAGTAACCAGTACCATTATAAACGACAATTCTGTTTTTGATGCTCAACCTATGAAAGATATTAAAATAAGATATAGTGGGAGAAAACAAATGAAAGGCGCGGGTATACACGCTTTCACTTATGAATGGGTTGCAGAAGTTACAACGAAAGACCGCTCTAAAGCAATTTCAGATGACAAATGGGATAATCATATTGGATATAAAAATCCTCTGTTTCTCTTATATGATATAAGCAGGATCGGAGGCACTAGCGATAAATATATTAGTAAGGGTAAATTTTATGGAAAGGCCGGCTACAGAATGAAACTCGGATTTAAAGGTTATGGATTTCAAGCTGGAAGGTTTTACTTCACAACCGTTATCACTCCTAAGAAAAGCGCAAAAGGTGAAGTAAGTACAACCTATACAGGGAAATGGTTCTAAAAATCAAACAAAAAAAGGCCCTCTCGTTATGAGAAGGCCCTTTTTGCTTACTTGGTTTTAACCTGAACATACTTATCAGCAGCCGTAATATACAGACCCGATTTCAGCTTGTACATTTTTGATCCTTTGACTGTTACTTTTGAAGCGATTGTAAAAGCTTCCCCCGGCTTTACTTTTTGCGCCTTGTCATTCCAGTTTGCGCTTTTGTATACCCAAAGCCATCCATCGGCGTTAGGCTTCACTACGGCTAATTTAACGCCGTTTGAAGATTCTTTCTTATTAGAGGTTGATTCAGTTTTTTTCAAGCCAACAGCCGACGCGATTCCTTCCGCATGGCCTTCCGCAAGCAAATTGATAAATGATCCTTGCTTAAGCAAGGCAGCGTCTTCCTTACGATCAATAAAAAGACTTTCCGTTAGAGTAGCTGCCATAGATGTACCTCGCAAGACAGCCAAGTTTGCCGCTTTGTTACCTCGATCCTTTACACCCTGAGCTTCAATTTTCTTGTAAATGGCGTCATGAACTTTTGTTTGCTGCTTACCTGTGGCGGACGAAGCAGAAAGTTTTTCATAACGATACGTTTCGAATCCCGTGCCGCCGCCCGCATTGATGTGGATTGAAACAAAATAATCAGCTCCCCAATTGTTTGCCAGCCTTGCACGTTCTGACAACTCAATAAACTTATCGTTGGACCGCGTGAGCCTAACAGTTGCGCCATATTGATCTTCTAAAATCTTTTTAGTTTTCTTTGCAATCGTCAACACGAGGTCCTTTTCTTTTAATCCGTTTGCTACAGCTCCCGGATCTTTCCCGCCATGTCCCGGATCAATCATAATTTTCTTTGTCATTTTTCATCGTCTCCATTCATCATATTTTTATATAGAAAAAGCCGCCAGATTATCCAGCAGCCTGTTCATCCTTTTCATTTGTGTGTTCATTGTCATTTTCAATTACGTGCAGTCGATCTGTAATAGCAGCCGGAATCTTTACACCGATTTGTGCAAGGTTCTCCGTAATTGACAAACCTTCATTTGCAATATAAAAAAGAACGGTCCCAAAAGTCAGAACACCGTTCAGGTTTGTAATCGTATCAATGATATTAGCTACAATGACCACAAGAAAGCTGAGCATCTTGCGAACATAACCGAACCAAGCGCTCCGACTGCGGAGTTTCTTGAATTTCCACGCTTTGATCACTCCTGTGATTACATCAATGATGCTGAGAATTAACAACAAATCAAGGTACTTCACACCCCCAAATAAATAAACTCTTGCCAAGTCTAACGTTTCAAAGTTAATAAACACATTCGTTTCCTCCATCTCTTAATCACCTCCTTCGAGGCAAAATAAAAACACCTCTTAGGGTGTTGGTTAGTTTGCGACGCCGCCTAAATCCACACTGACGGGCTGTTCCGTCATGGGATAGGTCAAGCCGGTTATTTGTTTGTATTGTTCTTCTGTGATTCTTCCCCACTCAACAAAACGGGCCACGTCTGCATTGCTGTAATACTGCGGCCCCCATCCGTATATGGTTTTTACGCTTGTAAACCAATCCATCATACCCCTTTTCCTCCCTCTGCCAGTATTAGATAAAGATTGGCTATCATTTGAGCTTGTGACTCGGCCAAGCTTTGCGCCTCCGCAAGCTGTGCTGTGATGGCCGCATTTTGAGCTTTCAATTCATCAACGGGAGAAGGTACCCGCCCGCTTTCAATCTGCTTTTCTAGGGCTTTTTTCTCTTCCTGTGTGGCTGCCTCCGTCCATATCTTCTCTGCTGGATGAAACATAGGCTTAACGAAGGAAGGAGGCTGAACGGTTGTACAATTCTCCGGTATCACATACTCGCCGTCTTCGTCCGGCTCAATCGGAACGGGATTGGTTAAAATGAAATTTTCATCGTATTCATAAACCTGAATCATGTTGTCCCTCCTTCTTGAAAACCGATAGGAACATCAATATAATAACCCCCGGACAGTTTGCTGGAATCAGCTGGGTTCGGATACTTGATTTTCAAATCCCCATTTTCATAGACAATCAGATTAGCTGTTCCGCCTGTTCCGCTGAGTGCGATAGAAACGACGGCGCCGCCTACCGGTACGTATGCCGCGGGGATGGAGCCGAATATGATTTCCGGTTCTGTTTTCACATGGCCGCGCAAGATTAAAAACGGTCCCCACTTTGCATAAATTGGTGTACGCGTCCCGGCGACAGCCCCATTTTTCAGAGTGATATTTGCGTAACTAACACTTCCGTTCCATACCTTCCGCTCAGCCGCAGATATATGACGATCTTGGTTATAATTATGGGCTTTGAACTGTCGGACCGTATCATCCCAATGAGCATGGTCTTCGGCTGTAACGTGAATGTCCGTGTTATTGGCGTGAGTATTGACTTTGGCTTGTGCTCCCTCCACTGTTTCCTTGCCGTTCCATGCCTTCCGTTCAGCTGCAGTAATGTGCTTTTCTTCATCCTTCGCATGGATGTTTACTTTCTCTTGGGCGCCGGTTGGCGTTTCCTTGGCATTCCACGCCTTTCTCTCGTTAGTTGTAATATGCTTCTCTTTATCATTCGCATGTTCATCCGTATAAGCCTTGGCGTTTTGCTCTGCATCATCCGCCTTCTCCTGCGCGCCTTTTTTCGTTTCAATGGCTTCTAGATCGGCAAATTTCTCCCGTAATTCCTCAACGGTTTGGCTGATTTCTTCGACGGTTTTGTTTATACCGTTTCTTAATGACTCAAAATCATCAATGTAATAATCAGCTGTCGGAATAATATTCTGATCCTCTAATGTCTTAGCGATAGAGAAGGTAAAAAGGGAAGTTGCCAGTGCTTGCCCATTTGTGTAATATAATTTGATTTCGGCTTTTACTTCTCCATAATGCTTCAATTCCTTATTAGACAGAATATATTCAGCCGTCCCATTGACTTTGTCTATAAGCGTAAGACTCTTTTTATAAAACGATCCGTCAGCATATAGTAAAACGATTTTTGCGTCTACGGCTGACAGAGGCAACGGTACGCCATCCTTTGTAAATGAAAAAAACAGCTTCGCGCTGCCCGTGTCTTGTGTCATGAATTGTATATTTGTGGTTCGGCTATTGACTGGGTTTGTGTTAATGTCGATTGGCACGCCGCCCGTTTTATACATCGCTTTATTCCCTCCTTAGTGCTGCGGCGTAACCATCATTTGGGCCACGCCATACCCTTTTTTCGCATCGTACGGTGTTTCAACCCTCATAACGGTTCCGTAACCGCCGCTTTCTGCCTTAGTCGCGATACCGTCAACTGCTGAAACGCTGTCACCGACGTTTACAGTCTCATCCACTCTTACGAAGACCTGACCAATTAATCCAATCACATGCCACTCGTCCCGTTCCTCTCGCGGCTTGTACTCTGCTTCTGGGTCGTAATTCGGATTTTCTGCGGGAATCGTAATGATGTCGTCACCGTCAAATACTTCCCGGTAGATAATCCCGCCGAATTCATCACGGAGAAAACGGTCATTCCAATAGAAGGCAGCACCTCCAAGCACAACGCCGGCAGTCTTGGAAACGACACCAAGTATCTTGTCGCCTTCTTGTGCTTTTCGAATTTTGTCCCCTTCTAACGCAACAAGATAAGACGCCTCGATCTTTGCCCCGTCAGCCGATTCAAAATACTCGGCCAAGTCTTTTAAATTAGATACGCTTTCGATGGCGCCAGTGGACCGCACTGTTCCAGCCTTTGCGTTTAATTCTATTTTTTTATTCGCCTCCGATGCTTTGCCATTTCCGTGGCCTAAAACCATAGTGTAAGATTTACTATTCTTTGTGGCCTTAGAGAACATGACACCGGAAGACGCTCCGTCTCCTGTTGTATGAGAGTCATATGAAAACATAACGCCGTTGCGTGAGCCTTCTGTGGAAGAGCCGCCGGCATTCCCTGCAAGCAGATTGCGTTCACCCTTCGCATAAGATGCCCCCGTACACGCAATGATTGCACCGTATTTTGTAAGTACATGGCCGGACCCGGAAGCTGCTCGAAAGCCTCCTTTGACGTTATTCGGGACCACTGAATGCTTCTGCCCGGAAATAACAGCCGCGTCTTTATAGCCGTAAGCTCTGACAAGAAAAATATTGGTTTGGGTGTTCGTGGCTGTGATGCCGGCCGTGCCGCTTGCCACGTGCAAGATGCCATTTAACAAGTTGACATTGTAAACGCCGCCCCCTACCCCGATGCCATTTCTTGCCGAATCATGAATAACGAAATCAGAGATAAATACATCATCAGTCATTTGATCGCCGCCGGTAATATGGATGTCATATTCAGCCTTTTTAAATCCCGAAATATGCAAGTTATTCACAGTTATCTTCCTGCTCTTGTACTGGAAGGCAATGATTGAGCCATCTTTGTAATCATACGTCGGATCACCAATCGCTTTAAAACCAATTATCTGAACACGCTGGTATGCCGAAACGACAAGAGCTTTCGGGGCTAATCCTTCATAAAGCGAATTATAGACGGGTTCCCGGGATGTGCAGTCTACTAACGTCACATCACGAGCCGTCTCGCTCCAAGGGTCTTTTACAAGATGGTGATCAATATGCCGTAAATCAAATGAGCGAACGTCACGAAATGATTCATGACCGCGAATGTGAACGTCACTCGGTGCCGGCCATTCCTTATGGGCTTTAACCTCTACGCCCCGCACATTCCCCTCTGTATAATTATCTATAACCCAGACATGCTTGGAGCCGTCATCCACTTCAATTCCGTTTGAATTGGCTCCTCCTTTACGGTGTGCAGTGCCGCGCGGTTTCGTCATCACATTATTTGTGATGAAAATATACTCGCTGTAATGGGTCGTAATGCCGTCGTCACCATACCCCGAGCCGACACACTGATCAATCCAAATATATTTGCTTCCGGTTGCCGTGTAATCTTTTGCTGTTATGTTGTATGAAGGCGCTGAAATATCAAAACAATGCAACCCCGGATTAATGCCTTCAACGTCACGTACAATACCAAATTTCACTTGCGCAAAAAGAAGGCAGCTTGAATTCACCCCGCCAGTCGCTCCTACGCCGCCCTGACGATCCGGATTCCAGTCAAGTGACATACCTTCCACAACTATATTTCGGTTGCCTTTCGCATGATCAGCATTCGTAACAACCCATTCGCTTGCCGGCGTATCCTCGTGGAGCTTCAGTATGGTAACACCTTTCCCCTGTCCAATAAGGTATGTCCATGACGGAAGTTTGACACCCTTGACAACGTATATGCCGGCCGATAAATTAAGCCGCACCTTACCGTTTCCAGCTGCCTTTTTAAAAGCATCTGAACTATCTGTTTCGCCTGTAGGATCGGCCCCGTAATCGTCTACGTTGACAATTCTATTAATCTTTCGGTTGAGCTTGTTGTATTCTCTGTCCAGCCGCTCTTTTAGCAGTGGAGCTATATCTCCCTCAGCGTCTACACGGGCATCCAAAACTTCTTTTACATTTGTCCCGTCAGCATTAATAATGAGATTACGCACCCGATTATAGAGGCCGTCAATATAAGCACGCAAAGAAAATCCACCGTGATCAATTTGTTCAGACGTATGCGCTGTGTCAGCTTTCTTGTGGCGGGTAATTTCACTTTCAAGGCCGTTTACTCCACTCTCAATAGCTTCCATATCACCAGACAGCTCAGCCTCATAACGAGAATTTTTAGTGGTATCATAATTTTTTTTCAACCTCAGCACCTGTGTTCACTCCTTTTAGGCAAAATAAAAAACGCTCATCTAAGCGTTGTAAGTATCTGATCAATATATCGTTTTTGTTCTCTCAGCTTCTTCGCCTGATTCACCGCAATATCTTGTATGTCTTTTCTGAAATTGGCGAAGGTAAGCTTAGGACTGCTGTATGGGTTCAACGGATTGTATTGAATTGTTAAGAGCCGTACATCATCCTCATAAGTCGTGCCGTCTGCTGTGTCGGCCAAGATGTGGAGTGTATCGCCTTTCCAGAATGGCTTTTCAATTTTGAGTAATTTCGGTTCGTATACATATTGGTAATCTACACTGACGACTGTTTCCGGATATGGATTCACATGTTTTTTTAACGAAGATACCATACTGCCCGGCTTTTTAATGGTTTCATCTCTGATCGGGTCGGCCCACTTCGGCTTACCTTCCCGCAGGAATTTCTTTTCCTCTGGATGGATGTATAAGATCGGCTCAAATTCATATTTTGGCTTTTTGTCTGTACTCTTACTGTCTTTAGACATCGCGCCGTACCCCCATGCGCGGGTAGAACAGTTTTGTGAGTTGGTTTTGATATTGATGCCCGGCATATTATAACGAGAGTCAAGTGTGAAAGGAATCTCTTTACCCATTTTCTTATAGACATGAATTTTATAGTTATCAACATCAAGTTCTAATTCATAGTCCTTCACGATCTGATCTGTGAGTTCAGTAGAGTTTTTATCCCCGAAGTTCTCTTCTTCCGCAGTTCCGAATTTACTTTCAGGTTCTTCCAACACATACGAAAAGTCAGTGCCTTTTAACGCCATGTCAAAGGCCTCTTTTACAGTCAGTTTCTTCGTCACAGTGTCATCCACTCTATTCTCAGCAAGAAGAACAGTAAAAATATGATTGGCGGTAATTGTTTTAGTCAGGACGTTTTTAGACTGTTTCAAGTCTACATCTGTAATATAGTATTTTTGTTGTTTGAATTTCCTTTCGTCAATGTAAAGAATATTATCATTGACCAGCAAATCGAATTCAGTCCCGTTGCTCTGTGTTTTAGTGATTGTAAAAGTGAAACTCTTTTTCCCTGTGGTATCATCTGTCAGATCAACAATCACGTTTGTTACTTCTACAACATCATTGCCGTCTTTCGTGGAAACGTGAAGTTGAGGAAAATCCACATCTGACGGCAATCTTTTATTAAGTGGGATGTCTTTACCAGCATATTCTTTGCTGGGGAAGCTCGGCTCCTCATCTGGGATGTCGGGCGTTTCTGGATCATCAGGCTCATTCGGAAGTTCTGATGTGTCATCGTATTGCATCAGCTTATACTGTTCAATCATGGTAATTAATTTATGAGCATAGTTAATGTCTGTAGCGTAGCCAGCTTTTTGAACGGCGCGGCATGCTTTTTTATAATCCGTTTCACCCACAACTGCTTTATACCGATCAAGGCGATTATATAAGCTTCCCAGATCGGCCAAACTCTCAGCGTAAGATGGGTACTTTCTGAATTTTGCCTTTACCCTAACAACATTCCCGTATTTGTCCTGCTCACTGGTCCACATCAACACGTATTTCCCGTTATATGTTCCCTTTATCCCAAACAAATTGTAAGCTTGTTTGGAGAGGCCGCTGGTGCCAAACCCACTTTCCAGACAGCCTTGAGCAATGACAAGGCTAGCAAGGACGTTATATTTTTTTCGTACCTTCTGCGCGCCCGGCACCAGACTCTTTATAAAGTCAGCTGCAGCCATGTCATCCCTCCTTTACTTATAATAAAAACGAGTATCAAATAGAATTTCAAAGTCATCTGAATTCAAAATCTCAAAATCGTTCCATCCTACATCCAGTGTAGGAAGACGGCCGGACGTTTTCAGACGTTTTTCCCCGATTACGGTGTACTGTTTTATGAATGCGACTTTTTGAGAGCGTTTAAGCTCCTGCTCAATTTTTAACTTTTCGCCGTTCGTCCGGTTCAAGATTGTGACATTCTTTCCTTTCGCCCACAGAAAGACATTATAATCATGCTGCAGAGTGTTGACCGCGGCGCCGCCGGGATTGTATACACTGAATCGCTTTTTATTCTTGAAATGGTATTCAAGATCATCTCTCCGCAGGATTCCCATGCCGGGACTCCAATGCTCTCCGTTAAAATTCTGGATGGTAGAAGAGGTATATTTCGATTCGGCAAGCCCCAGAATGTCCGTGAAATCTACTGTAAACGTGACATAATTCTTCTGCTTGTCCTTAGGGATGGTGAAATTCCCGTCACACGTAACAAGAAACCGTCGATTGGGAAGAAGGTCCGTCGAGATATAATAAGGAAACGGCTGTACCAGTAAGTCATATAATTCGTGTCGATTCTGATAAAACGTTTCTGCAATGATAGAATCAAGTAAAAATTCTACTTTAATGCCTCTCTCCTTATATACAACGTCCCGTGGATGCTGCGGCAATACTAAGCCGTTTATCCTCTGAAGTGTTGTTGTTTCACGATCAATATTAGGAGCGTCGGCCGTGAAGCTGCGCACCTTAAAACGGGGGAGTATGCCTGTTAGGCTCTGCTCCCCCATGCCGTTATTAAAATCTATATATAAATCCAACATTATGATCTTACACCGCCTTTATAGGCATTCTGGTTGTACCGATCCCCGCTCTTTTGATCTAATATTGTGCCGTCACCTTTTTCAAAAATGATATTGGCTATCTGCTGCCCATCTATGTTCACCGGTGCAGGATATATTCTAATCGGCCCTGTATTTGTTGGTGTAGGGTTCACCTCTCCACCTGTGAAGTTTTGAGAAAGCAGAGTGATTAATGCATCAAGTTTTTGATTTAAGGAAGGCGTGTCCACTTCATTTCGTACAACAAGCTCGGATTTCATTGAAATTAATTGATCGGCCGCGCCTTTTATATCAAACGCCATTTGACTCAATTCTTGTTTAAAAGAACCCATTGTGGTCCGAGCCATGGATACGGCACTCTGTTTGGCTGCTTTTGCTTTATTCTGTATACCGATTGCAAAACCATCTGAGAAGTTATGACCTTCTGATTCTGTCAGTTTTGATGGTGAATGGGAGTCAATGGATTTCTTTAACGTGCTTAATGCAGCTTTACCAAGGTTCCATGCAGCACTAACAATCGACCCATTCTTAGAACCCATGCCGTTAATAAACCCCGTTGCAAAGTCTTGACCTACGCTGTGTGTTTTAGCGCTTTTCAAGCCAGTCTTTGCGCTATTAGAGACATTCTTACCGGCACTACTTGCATTTCCTTTTTGACTGTTGACTCCTTTGACTAAATCAGTACCAGCCTTTTTACCCCCTCCTCCGTCTGTGGTTTTAGCTAAATTTTTTGTCACAGATGAACTAAGCGAGCCAGCCGCCGAAGTATTAGCGCCTTTAGTTGAGGTTAAACCCGATTTATGTTTATTCCCCTTATTCTGACCAGCTGAATTGGCCTGTCCGCCACCCTTATTGAGTTCGCTCAACACAGCTTGGCGTAAGACTGAACCACTTTGAACATTGGTGCTCTTTGTAGAATTAAAACCGGTTTTAAAAGCATTCCCTTTGTTCTGGCCGGCTTGGGCGGGCGTGGCATTATCAGCGGACAGCGAATTGTTAAGGGCTTGCTGTAAAACTGTCCCCTCACCTACTACTGACGGCGTGGACTGCTTCAAACCCGCGGCAAAGTCAGCGACAACTTTCTTCCCTGACTGCTCAGCATTTGTGGGTTTATCTAATTCGCCTTCAACATTAGCAACCATCTGACTGGCTTCTTCACGGGCTTGTTCTTGTGTCATCCCCATACCTTGGTAAAACTCTTCAAGGGCTTGCTGGGTTGTTTGAATTGCTTGCTCTTTTGTCTGCCCTAAGGTCTGGAGAAACTTTATTTGTTTATTGGCCCAGCGCTCTTGGTATTGGGCTTCGGACTCTTCGGTTTTGACCATAATCCCCATTGAGTTAGATATATACTCATCTTGCCTATCTAAAGCCTTGCCTGTTTCCAAATCAAGAAGTTTACCGTCTCTTGACATTTTCGAGAACAGAGCGTTTGAATTCTTTTCATACGCGTCAGTGTTTTTTGCTAATGCGGTATTATAATCAGCTGTACTTTTGCTCAGTAAGGATCTTCTTTGGTCAGCCTCTATATATCCCTGCGCAAACAACTTCTCAATAACACTATTTCTATATTCCAAGTCTTTTTTGGCGGCTTGTTTACCATCATCATAGACTTTTTTCATGTCGTTGTTGTACTGCTGAGCTTGTTTGAATGAAAGTTGTCCTTGCTGATCTGTTACTGCTTTTTGCATTGCTAATGCTTCTTTTTGATTGGCCGCAAATTTACTAGTTGACAATTCAAAATAGGAAACAATGTCATTGAATTGCTTCTTTTGTGAAGCATTCATGTTAGATGAGACGAGGCCCGTCTCTTTTTGAAGAGCATTTAACTGTTTCAGTTTTTTCCTAGCCTCTTGCATATCTTCATCAATTGCACCGACCATCTTGTCAGTCATCTTTTCGCCGGCTTTTTTTGTGTTTTCATCGGTATCAGCGTAAAGCCCTTTTAAGACGACCAAAGCATCCTTTTTAAGCCCCTCAAGTTCTTGTATCAGCTGGTCGCGCATGCTGGCATAGGTTTTAACTAATTTAGATGACATTTTCTCAGCTTCTGAACCAGATACCTGGGTTAACTCAAATAGCTGCAGTTCTGCCTTTTCTCTTAAATCCACATAGGCGGAAGCAGCTTTTTGAGTCGCCTTAGAAACGCCCTCACCATAAAGCAAGGCGGATTCTCGGGCTTCTTCTTGCTTCTTCTTCTGGTTCTTCAATTGCTCCGAGTAAGCGTAAGTAGCAACTGTGATGCCGCCAAGCAGCGCTGTCCCTCCGACAATTGCAAGGCCGACCGGTCCGGTAAATGCCAAAAGCGCTCCAACACCAGCCGTTAGCACAGCAACTGCTGTTGTCACACCTAAAATACCTGTAGCCAATAGTGCTGTCTTCCCAATCGTTTGAACTGTACTCGAATCCATTTTGTTAAATGTTGAAATGATCCCAGTTCCTTTGTCAGCCAAATCACCAAGCGCCGGTAAAAGCCCTTCTGTTAGATTGATTTTGGCGCCTTCTAATGCCGATTGAAAAGCAACAATGCTGCCGTGCGCATTATCAAGCATTGTATCAGCCATTTTCTTGGCTGCGCCGTCTGATTTCTCAAGCTCTTTTGTATTGTCGCCAAGTGCTTTAGAGCCTTTTTGAAGAAGGATTGCCCAATGTTTATAGGCCTCAGCCCCGACAATAGTTTTTAATGTGGCCGCCTGCTGCTCTTTCGTCATGCCTTTCATGCCTTTTTCCATTTCAGCTACTACTTTAGGAAGGCTTTTCATATTTCCGGCAGCGTCGAAAAACTCAAAACCTAGTCTATCTATCTCTTTTTGTGCTTTTCTTGCCGGTGTAGCAAGACGAATCAAGGAAGTACCAAAAGCTTGACCAGCGATTGATCCCTGTAATCCGGCATCACCAAATGCCATAATGGCGGCTGCTGATTCTTCCATTCCCCAGCCGAGAGAGTTTGCGTTTGGCGCTAAGAATTTCATAGCTTCGCCCATTTGTTCTACATTCGTATTGGCGTTAGCCGCGGCATACGCAATGACATCAGAGGCGTGACCTGATTCCTTAGCTTTAAGAGCAAAAGCTGACATAATATTCGATGTGATATCTGCGGCTGTACCTAATTCCAATTGACCAGCCGCAGCAAGACTGAGCATCCCCGGCATCGCATCGTAAATGTCATTTACTTTAAACCCGGCCATCGCCAAAAAACCCTGTGCATCCGCTGCTTGACTTGCTGTGAAGACAGTGGTTGCACCGAGTTCTTTTGCTTGCTCTCTCAATTTTGAGACCTCTGCCGCCGATCCGCCAGAAATGGCCTTAACCTTACTCATTTGCTTTTCAAAATCAATACCTACTTGGACGGCATCTTTCATGACCATGGCTAAGCCGCCAAAGGCAATACCCGATGTCATAGCAACTGACGAACCAACGGAGCGCATTTTTCCGCCAATTGAATCCATTCGTTCGCCCATGATCCGAACGCGGGAAGAGGCTCTTTTCGTCGCCTCTTCTAACGCTTTTATCTTCTGAGTCGTGCTATTTAGCGCGTTTTGCGTCTTGTTCATCTGTGTTGTAGCATAATTTAAACGACGGGCAAGGGTTTGCGTTTCTTTTGTATCTTTCCCTTTTTTTATCGCTGAGTCTGCGTAAGCTTTTTCAAGAGCCTTTACTCTGCGTTTATGAGTTTCCAATTGTTGTGTTAATGATTTTTCGGTTACTTGAGCAGTTTTTAATTCGTTTCCCCACACACCAACTGCCGTACGGTTTTTTTCAAATTCCGACTTCAAATTCTTCATCTGAACAGCACAGGCGCTCATTTCTTTTTTAAACTCAGACGAATTCGAATACAGTTTGACCTTTATGTCTTTGCTCAATCGGGCACCTCCTTATCCGAGAAATTGGTCAATATACATAGGCTCTTCATTATTTTTTGCCTTCGTTTTGTTTTCTTGTGATTTTCTCCGAGCCAGTCTTTTCAGATGATATACAATGTCCATTTCGTCAATTTGATTCTGTGTATATCCTATTTCCTCAAGGGCGTTATACATATCAAGGACTGACTCAGACAGACTTACTCCCCCGGCTCTTCACCGTCTAAATCCTGATCTGGGTTCAAAATTGCGCTTGCTTCTGCAATGTTGCCTAAAACATAGTTTGCAGTAGCATAAATAGTTCTTGCTGCTAAACGAGAATCAATACCATTTTCAAATTCATCCAGTGTGAATTTATTTCCAAAAACATTACACACAAATTCATTTTGTGTCTCAGTAAACAGTTGGTCAGAGTCGTTAGATTCAAAATCCTCAGCAATGTCTGAGGCACTACGAAACAGTTTTCCGGATATGAAATCTGGTGTCACAAACTTTTTGTCTTTCCCGTCAATTTTTAATGTGATTACTAAAGGTTCCACATTAATTCCTCCTTTTTATTCATAAAAAAAGAGCGCTCTTAGGCGCTCAATGAATTATTTACCGACATCAACGACGGGCTGATCCTCTTTCGTAATGTCTTTATAGACAACTTGCTTAAACCATGTTTCGGCATTGATTCCATTGCCTTCTTCTGCTTTAGATTCCCATCTTCTCTTGCCTTCTTTGACATTTGTCAGCGGCATAAATTTTATTTTAACCTGTGATGTTTGAGGAGTAGGTTTCCCTTCCTCAGTTTTATGTTCAATCGGTACTAATTCTGGTTTTCCTTTTAATGCCCAATAGTACCGGTAACCGCCTGTTGATATTTTGGCTCGAAAACCTAGTGCAATTTCAAGCGTCCTGTCATCTGCGCTAGAAAAATGGATTCCATTTTCAACTGTTTTCCCGAATATTCTCGCTTGCATATCAAGTGGCAAGTCGGCTACTTCCATCTCCCCGTCAATATCTCCCAAACTGCTCATCTGTTCATATGCTACGTTATCGGCATAAAATGTCTCTGTCTCTGATTTCGGATCTACTTTCATATTGACGGCGCCCGGCAATTCTTCTGGATCAGAGAATTTCAATTCTTCTTTTGTGTCTTTCAATACTTCTGCGATATGAAACATATCCAATCCGGTTAATACTTTCCCCATCTATTTCTCCTCCTCAAAATAGCCTTTCACATACCTCATTGCTTTGTGATAAACTTTTGTGTCTTCTTCGTACAATGGTTGCGAATCATATCGGCCATAACCTATTGATCGCATTAATTTATCTATTTCTTCGGCAATCGGTGTTTCAAATCTCCGCGTCCCTGCTTGAGTGAAGACACTAATCTGAAACCGAATTTCAAAACAGTATGCTTTGTTATCTGCATAACCTGCATCAGCATCTTTAAGCTCATAAAATACGACTCTCGGAAAAGCATTCACATCATTTGCGGTGAGATTATGAATTCCACCCGTTACTAATTCATTCAATTTAGAACTGGACGTAAGAGTTTTAACTAATTCACTGACTGGGTTTATTGTCATTTGATTGGCGCCGTAAGTATCCGCCCCATTAATTCCACAGCAGGCCCCTCCCCTTCTTCTCCGCCTTTTTCTATGAACGGATGCGGCGGCATTTTTGAAGTTCCCCACTCTAAGAATTTCCCACGGAACGCTACTTTTTTATTCGGACCAACAGCAACGAATTTCTCCCCATCCTTGGATTCTCTTACATTGGAGACTGTAATGTTATCCTGCATATGGGGCTGTTTCTTATCACTCCGGTTAACATGAGCACGCTGCCGTTCAGCGATAAGTTCACCGCCGGCTTTTAGTGCTACGGGTTCCACCTTTTCAACATCTCCGCCGATTTTTTCAAAATACTGCGTTAAATCGTCTATACCGTCAAAGCTCATATCAGCCATTGATCCCCACCTCCTGACAAAGAATCTCAAGTTCTTCCTCTCGATCCTCTGGATCGTTAGTATCCAAAATATCGAAGACGCGCTCTGTCTTATCTTTAGGGAAGCGTTCAACAATCCGCATATTCGGTTTTATATCCTTCCGGTAACGCACCGTGATTTTTTTAGGGGTCTTGACTCCCAATGCTCCGGCAATCATAGATTCGCTATTCCCAAGAGAACCAGCCCCCTCCACAGCTCCCCAGACCGTGAATAAGTCCACATAGGTTGCATTCCAGTTACCTTCTTCATCCTGTGTCTCGGTTTTCTTTTGAAAGGTCAGACGGTGCCGGAGTTGGCTGATCTTTTTTCTCATTTTCTAGTTCCTCCACAGATACATAACGCAGCTGCGTCAATATATTTTCAGCAGTAAAAGGGATAGACGAGCCGGTTTTCCCAGACTCATATATCCCTTTGTTTTCATACCAATGTTCAACAAGCATTTGAAGTACCAACTCAAATTGCGGGTGCCCTTCGATATACCGGCCTATTCCATTGATGATATGACTTTTGGCCGCCGCTATTTGATTCAAGAGCTGGCGGTCATCTTCTTCATGCTCGACTTTTAAATAGTTTTTAATAGCCTCTAATTCCATTCAGGACACACCGCCTTATTCTTCTGCAGGTTCTTCTTCTGTCCCTTTTAAAGCAGCTACTTCACTTTCAAGGTCATTCAGTTTTTGTTTCAGTTCATCAAGCACTTTTGTTATTTCGCTGTTTAAATGCTCCGGCATTACACTGCCAGTACCAATGTTTTTACTTCGAACAGCTTTTTCGGAGAGTTTTTCATTGGTAATGCTGCCATCTTCAATAACAGCCTGGTCACCCTTGTCTCCTTTTTCTCCTTGCGGGCCTTGCTCACCTGTATCACCCTTTGGTCCGGCCGGTCCCGGTTCACCCTGTGGCCCCTGTTCCCCCGGCTCTCCTTGAGGTCCTTGTTTGCCGGTGTCTCCTTTTTCCCCTTTTTCACCCTGCAGCCCTTTTACAAAAAGAGGATTGTCCTCGCTGTTTTCTTTGAGATAAACCGGCGTTATTGGTTTGCCGTCTTTTCCTTTTTCAGATGAAGTTTTGACTCCCGCGCTATCATTTAAATAATCTTCTGCCATTTGTAATCATCCTCTTCCCTTTATTTTTTATTCTGTTCCTGTGTCAGACTTGGAGCCAAGCTCTTTCAATGTTTTTTCAATAGCCGCAAACCGATCTAATATAGTTGAGTTTAGGTGTTCTTCCATTACACTGCCGGTACCAATATTCTTACTCCGAACGGCTTTTTCGGAGAGTTTTTCATGGGTGATGCTGCCGTCATTTACATCAGTCTGGCTTTCTCCGCCTAAGCTGACCTCTATCCCATCTTTTATAAAGGTGCCACCGTCAAGCTCTAAGACACCGCCGATGACAGTACGATCCCCGCCATCAGTGGTGTAATTTTTAGTAGAGTAACTCACAATATCCCTCCTTATTCGATTGTGACCTGTCCAAATACAACTGCCTCCTCATCCCACTTGCGGACATCTTCACGTTCAATACCGCGGACTTTAGTTGTATTTGTTTCGAATGCTCCTGCGCCTGTATCTGTGGAAGCAATTGACTGCTGTTCACGGTCAAACAGTACAATTGCTTCTTTTAGATTCCCTATGATCACAGGGGCTTTCCCTTTTTGAGTTTTTAATACTCTATTAGAAATAGGTACAACAGGTCGTCCATCTAGCAGTTTCTTTGTCGGATTGGTTGGGTCTGGCTGTAATAGATATTTGCCTGTGCCATCTTTAAGAGTGTCAAACCAGTTGAATCCATCTTGGTTTGTCATCACAATAGAACCCGGTGACACCATCGGATCAAGCGTGACATTTAACGCTTTTTTGATACCATCAACCCCGTCAATATCTACTTTTTTCAATGATGCAAGGGCAGCTAAAATCAGACTGTTACGAGTAACCACAGATTTTTTTGCAAACCATTTCGCAACATGCATCATGATGTTTTGATCTGAGTCATTCTGCATCGTATTTGATAGCGTCATGATTCCGCCGTAATCAACAATTGAATAGGCAAGCTTTGAAAATTTTGGTTGATCAATTTCGGGTAACTCATCTAATTCCTCGACAGGAGAGAACGGCACCATATCAACATTTTTTTCAAGCAGACGAGTACCAGAACGACTTGTAACCGGCTCAACAGTGACATATTGTTCTAATGGCTCATACTGACGTTTCAGTTCATTGATTTGTCTCCCGATATCCTCCGGAATTAAAATCCCGCCATCTTCTTCGTTCTTACCGGACATCGCTCTAAATTCAGGGCTATCTAAAATTTCTCGTTCTTCCTCTGTTAAACGCTTTCCTCTTAAACCCTTAAAGAAAGCCTTACGGTAATGCTGTTGTCTTTCCTCTTTTTCTTGTTCATAGACAGATCGGCCTTCTGGATTACGCTCCTGTTCAGGCACAAAGTGTGTACCGCCCGGCAAGTCTGGAACATCAAGAGAACGACCTTCGGTCATTAATTCAATTTGATTCTTGAGCTGCTTCACTTCATCAAGCAAGGCACGCGCCTCATCGGCTTTGCCCTCCTGCAGCGCTCTATCCGCTTGCTGCTTCTTTTCGGTAAACTGCTGTCTTAATTCAATTTCTTTTTTACTCATTTGCATTGGCATAAATCAGTTCCTCCTCGTTTTTAGACACAAAAAAGACCTCACTCAGGAAGAACAAGGTCTAATAGTTCTAATTCCATTTTTAACGTTTCGTCTGATGAGTTACGGCTTTCTTTCAGCTGCTCCACCTTTTCTAAACTGCGGGCGCCCACAACCGCCTCAGTGTCGCTATAAGCCGGCGTAGTGACAAGAGAAATGTCGAAGATGCGTTGTATTTTATTGATTCTTCGTTCGTAAATGTCCTCGTCTTCATTGATTCGCCATTCATCGGCGTCCGCATCGCCATAATCCAAAGAAAATGCAAAAGAACACTGGTTAATGACGCCGCTACGAATATTCTCCATCAAATCACGTGCATATGAGGTGTCAGACGGCTTAAACCTAAATTTAAGCCCTATACCGTCTGTTTCAAGATCAAGCCGTCCTGTATCGCCGGAAACGGTATTTCTCGCTAACGGAAAATCTTGCTGATGATTAAAAAGTGCAATGACGTTTGACATATTCGTCGAATCCAGCGCGTTTCTGCTGATAATCTCTTTAAACCAGCCAAGACGCTCAGACCATTTTTCGAATTTGAGGGCATAGCCTTCGACATACTCACTTTGGCCCTCGCCGTCTGAGCGAATCTCAATAGGTGTCGTTAACTGCCGGATTTCTTTATTTTTCATTCTTGTTGTCACCCCCCTTCACGGCACCACCGGCTTTAAGCCGCTGATAGTCTTCCATGAAATCAAGGAACACATAGTTTAAGCTGGCAATGTACTTTTCACCGTTTTCAATCGGGTTACGCTCAAGCAACTCCCTGATTTCGTCTTTATTCAATACTCCCGTTTCATGCAATGTCTTTAAATATTCCGCCTGCGTCTTACTGTCACCCCGCAGCTCACTGTCTATATTAAATTTCACATAGTGGCCGCTTTTCTGATCGTGGTCTGAAAACAATTTAACGTTGAGTTCTTGTTCAAAATTTACAATCCACGGCTGCAGTGTATTTCTGACATATTCAATGGACTGGTGCTCAATATTTGAAAATGTTGCTTTATCCAATTCGTTCAGCTTATGCAACGGCACTTTATAAATCATGGAAATCTGTGCTTTGTTAAACTTCATGGACTCAACAAATTGGGCTTCTTGCAAGGGCATTGAAATAGATTGATATTCCAAGCCGTTATCTATGATTGCAATGTTTTCGCCTTGGTTTACCCGTTTCCATTCTTTGCGCACGTTCTCTTTTGGTTTTTCATCCAAGAACGCCGGGACTTTCAAAATTCCCCGAGGAGTTGCCTCGTTTTTGTACAGTTTGGCGTTATATTTTGTGGCAGCCGCTTGCGCCCCGATATGCTCCCGGACAACGCCAATAGGTGACTTTCCATGTATCCCATCAGTCGAAAGCCCTTTAAAATGCAACACTTCGTAGTCGTATAATTCAACGGCTTTCCCATTTATCACCGTTTGATACCACAGCATGCCTGTAGTCGGATGAATATAAGCATTTGTGGTATCCGGCCGTAATGGGAATAGCGCTTCTGGAAATCCATGCGCCCCGAATTGTATATATGAAAAGGCATTCCCCCACGTCAGCACATGAGTCATCATCAACTTTTTCCATGTGAAAGCTGTCATGTAGGGGTTAGGACGAGCATAAACAGCATGCGCAGACTTATGATCCGGGTTTCGGTTTACGCCATCGCCAGTTTTTTTAAACGTGTGAATTGGCAGTTTTGCTATATCATCAGATAATACATTCACACATGCAAATATGTCCGGCTGTACCAGTGAATTACTTTCACTCACTCTTTCGCCGCTTGCTGTTTTCTGACCGCCGAACATGTTTAATAGAATGTTATTGAAGCCATCTTCACCATCTGAGGAGCCGGAACGTTTCTCAAACATTCGTTCAAGCAGCATCTATTTCACCTCGCTTTCTTTGATATGAGGTACGCATAAAAAATAAAAAAGACACCCGTCAGGATAAGACCGATGTTTGTACTCCATCTATAGACAGCTGTCAGGATAAAGGCAGCTCCCGCCATAAACAGCAGATCGTTTAATATTAAGCAGAAAAAAGAAAACATTGCTTTTATAAACCTGGGATGAAAAATCCACTCAAAAAAAGCCTTGACCTTTTTCAAAGTCCTTTTCATTTACTCACATCCTAAAAACTGAAATTATCGGACCCAAAATGTTCATTCAAATCAACTCTTTGGTTTGTATCGTGATACATCGCTCTGGCATAGGCATTTATAACAGCCGCAATAGGGTCAATTCTCTGCGGTGATTTTGCTTTATCCAGCATGATATTTTCTTGCGGGTCCATCTTCGTAATTGCATTATTGATAGCCCACGTTAAAACCGGATCATCGCCATGTACTACTTTCCCTTCATAGACCTTCTCTCGGAAGCTTTTTGTAGGCAATGACAGATGATTGATTCTCTGCGGCAACTCCACCATGGTATGCCCTTTAGATTCAAGCCGTTGTGCTAAATGAAGAGCATTCCACTTGTCATACGCAGCCTCTTGTGGCCGAGGACGGTTTTTATGAATAAATTCAATGAACCACTGTTCGACTAATTGATAGTCAACTGCCTCGCCAGGCGTATAAGTGATAAACCCCATGTCCCTCCACAGATCATACGGCACCTTATCAGTCGCCATTTTTTCCTTTGCCCGGGCTTCAGGCATAAAGGAATGTTGACCGACATAGAAAAATCCATCTTGAACGGCTACATAGCCAATGGAAGTTAAGTCTGTTGTCATTGATAAATCAAGGCCAAGATAAACGGGCATTCCTTGCAGATCAGGAATTTCACCGCTGCAAGCGCGCCACTTTGACATGTTCATATATCCGTTGTCTTTTTGATCTACCCAACGGTTCATATTTTTAGTGAGAAAGCTGCGCATCTTTTCAGGCACTTCAAGTGCCACTTTTAATGCGGAGCGTAACGACTCCATTCCCTCCGGATACGTTGCTACAATCGGATTAGCCTTAATCCAGTTTGATTCATCTTTTATGTCATCTTCCGGGTCCAGTTCACAGATCATAACAAAATAATCATCATTCTCAGTATCTATGTCCGGGTCAAGAATCTTACTCGTATATTGATATTCCTTAAAGCACGGTCGCTCCATATTAAATCCCGCTGTCGTAATAACAGCCATTAACGGACTGCGCCGGGCGACCATCCCACTATCAAGAACGTCGTAAATCTCACTTGTTTCATGTGCGTGGTATTCATCCACAATTCCCAATGATGGGTTTTTACCGTCCCCTAGCTTCCGGGCCTCACGAGAAAGAGGCTGGATAATTGAGTTCGTTTTGTATTTTTTCACGCGGCCATTAGCAGAGGTATATTTCCCCTTTAGTATTGGCGCATGATGCAGCTGCTCAAGGATAGCTTGATATACCTCGTCTGATTGTTCACGGGACCAGCCGGCGATAAATACCCGATGTTTTTCTTGCGTCGGGAAAATCTCATATGAAGCTATTAAAGCTAAAAATTGTGATTTAGCGTTTTTACGGGCCAGTTGGATGTAAGCCTTTCGGAAACGGCGTGCACCATTTTCTTTTTTGTAAAATCCGTATATATTGGCCGCAATAAAAAGCTGAAAGTCTGTTAATTCAATCGGCTGTCCGGCAAGTATACCCTCCACATGATTAAATTGCCGCGACCATTCATAGAAATCTACAACGGCTTCAGCATCAAAGTAATAAGGGCTGTCATCTTCTGCGAGCCTGTCAACATCTTTAAAAAAGCGCTCTACAGCCCATTTATGCTTTTTGCTTGCCTTTATTTCACCGGAACGGATTTTCTCAGCGTATGACCATACCCGTTCAATGAGAATTTCGGCAGTAATCTCTTGCATCACACGCGGCCCCCGAACCGCTCTTCCTCTTTAGTTTTCGGTTTCCCATCGTCTTTTTTCGGAATGACAAGTTTACAGCGCGAGGAAATAGTAAGCCCTAAATCACTAGAAGCTTGCCGGCATTGTTTAAACAACTTGTCTTGATTAATCAATAGCTCGGAATAGTCATCATTCGGAACAATCTTTTCTTCTTCTCCTATTACATTTCCATCGTCGTCGAATTTTCTTACAATCACTGTTTTCATTGGACCTCGCTCAAGCAACTGCTCCGTTACTTGCAGATATAATTTTCGGGCAAACAAAAAACGGGCAAGCGCATCAACATCTAAATTGGTCATAATTCCGATGTTTTTAAGCTCGTCCGCTATCTTTTTAAACTCTTTTTTTAAGTCTTTCGGCAAATATGATGGAGCTTTAACTTTGTCGCTCGGCGCCTTTATTTCTTGTTCTCGACGTTCCTCAATCTCTTGTTTTGTCAAGTTTTTCTTACCTTTATAAAGTAACAAATCCACTGGTTGCCGCGGTCTAGCCATTCCCTCACCTCCTTCCGAATTTTCATTTAGGGAATTTTTCAAAATGGGGAGGGGAGCGCGGTCTCCGGCAAACGTCCTCTAGGGATTTACGGGTGGGGGGACGTCCATCTCCTTCTTGAGTTTGTCCATAGCTGCTTGTATTTCCTTTTGTGCTGCTTCAATTTTCTTTGTGTATAGATCAAGCGCTGATTCCTTTGTCATACTCCGACGAAGAGTAAATAGCTTTCTTATTCTTTGTTGCATTCGTCTGATGTCCTCGTTTGTATAGTAGGATGTATACTCAGTCTTGCAGCGAGGACACTTGATGTAATGTTCTTTGATTCCGTTGTCGTGCTTCCTGATCTTTGAACAACCTTTAATAAGAAGCATGGCTCCACATTGATCACACATGCATGTTTGATGTTCTGTTCCCAAATCCTCCATCCTCCTTCGCTGTCTTCCGGCTATGGCATGGCCCACAGAGAGGCTGCCACTTACTTGAATCCCAGAATAGTTTCATGTCGCCTTTATGCGGAACAATATGGTCCACCACTGTCGCCGGTGTTCTTCTGCCCTGCATCATACAGGCAGCACATAACGGATGCTTGGACAGGTAGCCAGCGCGTGCCTGCCTCCACTTGCTGTTATACCCCCGTTTGGCAGCTGACTCCCGGTATTGATCATAGACCGGCTTGGATCGCTTGTGCTGTTCGCAGTAGCCCTCTCGTGTCAGGCTTGGGCATCCGGGTTCATTACAAGGCTTCAAAGCTTTCTTCATGATTTAAAAAACCTAACAGTATCCAGAAGATGCCCATGTTCTCTGTCGGAATGCCTTTTGTTGACCATCATTTCATATGTGTATCCGTCCTTATCAGATAAGAATTCTTTATCTAAGAGCAATAACCATCCGCATTTAGAACCATTAGACCCCAGAAAGAAATGTCTAACGAAGTTGAATGTTTCAATAGATTCTTCAACAAAACTCTGGCTTTCATTTAATTTTGCACAAAGGGCTGCCTTGGTAGTTTCGAGTAGTTTTATCTCTTGGTCTATATCTTTTATTGATTCTTCAATAACAGGAATTTCACATTCCAATGAATGACGCGCCTGTGCATAAACCTTGTCTCTCAATATATTTTTAACCATTTAATTATTCCCTCCCTTGGTTTTAATCGACCTAACCAACAAATTGTATTCCTCAATCCATTCAGCGGGAATCTCGCAGTTTGCATCCATGTATCTATTAATAGCCGCCTTTAAATCTTCTGCTCTGCGTTCATTATGCAACCAATTGGGAGTTACACCCAACGGCGGCTCAGTACACTTTTTCAGTGGTCTGAATGTACAATGCGTCAATCCTTTTATGACACTCATGCTTATTCCTTCACCAGATTCCGGTTGTGGACAATAGCCTGTGTCCCGAACTTGCTATCCTTATCCGTGTATTCAATATCAATATGTGTCGGGTTTATTAACTCAGTGTTTGTTACGTAGGAAAAATCCGCATTTATAATTTCCTCAATCTGTTCGCCCTTGTAGAAAATGCGGGGCGTAGAATCAATATCATCAAGCTCAATCTGCAGCAAAGGCGTATTCTTTGAGTCCAATGATTCTGAATCTGTATCACAATCATCACTTAGGGCACATAGAAACTGCAGTTCCTTTTTCTGTTTGTTTTCCGTATCTGCATTAACATACAACGTTTCTTTTGAGATAAAGCCAGTTAAAATGTGGCCTAATTCATGAAGCCTTTTAACAGCATCAAAAGGTACACCCTCGTCGCAAACAACATTCTCATAACCGTCTAGTTCCGAACCGTCTTCATATGGAATAAACTCTATATCTGGATGAATACGCTGATTATGTATAGCAGCCAATTTATCCATGAGAACCCGACAATGATTATCTCGCGCATATTGAATTAGTGCCGATGTTTTTCCGATTTTCTTTTGTTCTGGTCGTATATAAATAAGCTCGTTTTTTTCTGCTGCCTTTTCCAACAAATCAGAGATACTCATATGTGCAAGATTCAAATCAAAGCCCATCTGTTTGGTCCTCCTTTAATAGCTCCAGTCTTTCTTCACGATTAGAAGTTTCTGCCCAATTATTAAACTCCTGAATTCCTATATTCACTCGTTGCAAGTGCAGCTGCTTTTGTATCTCGTTCAATTCAATTTTTCTTTGACTGACTTCAATATCATAATTAATCTGTTTTAAAAGAAGCTCTTGCTCAGTGCGCCATGCTTTAAATTGTTCAACGTACAAATCGTTCTCTGACAAGGTTAATCCCTCCAAATAAAAAGCGCCCTCCCAATTGGGAAAGCGTCTGAATATATTCTTTCTAAACTGCCACCGTACTCAAGCCGTTAACCGCCAATTGTCTATCCTGAGATTTACCGGAAGCAGTTTACAGAGAATATAAAATCAAGGGGTTAAGACTAGTTTAAAGGGCTGCCCCTCCCCCAAACGTTCCTTTCCTCCGGTTCACATGTGCACCTGCTCGCCTTCAGTGGTATGCAACTACCCAAATAAAAAAGCGCCCTCCCATTTGGGAAAACGCCTGTCGATTTATTACCTATTACCATAATACATGACTGAAAACAAAATGGCGTGCCGTTATACTGCCAAGTTTGTGCCATTTTCAAGGTCTCCATTCAACATCACCCATTAGTTCTTCCATAGGTGCATTTTCATACAAACTGAATTTTAGAGTACTTTTAAGTTCTGCCACAAGCTCATATAAATATTCTGCTGCCTCTTTATAATCGCCAACTCCTGCATCATAAAAATTGATCTCATCCATTAACCAATGTTTTTTTAAAAAATCATTATATGCTTCGTATATTTGTTGTATTGTTACTTGCTCGTGAATTGTAAAGTACTTTGCCATTGTTTCCTTACTCAGACCAACTTCTCTCGGAATTTCTTTAATAAGTTCCTCCTTTTCACTTCTATCACCAAGTTGGTAAACAAGAGCCAGTAGCATGGCATTAATTCTTTTATCGGTCCAGTGACAATAGGTTCTTCTAAACCTTAATTCCCTTTCATTATGTATATCTTTCTCAATTTTCCTAATTTCTTTTACAAATTCAAAATTTTCTTTAGATAATTTATTACTTTTGATTGTTGCCTGCCAGACTAAAAAACTAAATAATCCAGTAACAATCATTCCTGCAATTTGAATCCAATTATCCACGCTCAACTCTAATATTCCCCTCCAAGTGTATAGTCTCTTTATCTCATAGTTTATCACGAAAATTGACAGAAAAATAAGCTATCCACATTATCCACGAATTACCCATATGTTTTATACTGTGCAACTCGTCGAACTGAGCCAATCCCTTGTCCTCTCTGTTTTTAACCAATATCCCTAAAATGAATTACACACCTGTTATTTTTGAGGAATTGAAGAAAAATGAAAAGAAAAAGGCCCATCCTTGTTGTTTTGGATGAGCCAGGTTATATTTTAAATTTCTTCATGGCGTTGTTCATGGCGTCTTGATTGATTCCGATATATCGCAGTGTTGTCCGTTGGTCCGAGTGGTTAAAAATCTCCTGTAGCATAGCCACGTCCTTTGTTTGTTTGTAAAAGTGATAGCCAAATGTTTTCCTCAATGTATGCGTGCCGATGTCATCTAAACCCACATACTCAGCAGCGGCCCTGAGAATCTTGTACGCCATCGACCGTGATATTGGCTTGTTAATTCCTTCACGGCTTTTAAAGAGAAATTCATGATCCTCTTTCTCTTCAACATAAGCTTTAAATTCCCTTTGAAGAGCTGGCGTCATGTCGATTCTCTTTTTCTTTTTCGTTTTCTTCTCTATAAGATTAAAATAAGGGCGTTTCGCGTCTCTTACTCTCAGCTGCAGAATATCCGATATGCGAAGCCCCGAATTAATGCCGGTCACAAATAGCATATAATTCCTCATATTTTGCTCTTTTAAAAACCTCTTGATGTAGAAGATACATTCCGGATCACGTATAGGCTGTACAAAATTCATTAAGAAGCCGCCCCTTTCTTGTAGACTTCTTCTCTCAGAGCAAACGCCAGTCTGTAGAAAGCTTTTGCTTTCACACGGTAATAGCTACGTTGGCTCAGATCCATTTCTCCATATACTTCATAATCGTACATTTCTTCCGGCTGCATATAGAGCATGACAATGATTTGCCGTTCTCTTTGAGAAAGCCGGTTAACAGCCCTTTGGATCCTTTTTAAGAATTTATCACGTTGAATCTCCCAATCAAGACGCTTTAATGCTGCATCTTCTGTCGATGAATGAAATTCATTTGTGATACTTGGCGGAACAATGCTATAAGTTGGTGTAACCTTTGGTAAAAAATCATCTGGCACTTGTAAAAGATATAACCGGTATTGATCAAGCAACTCCTCTGCTTTTGATTTAGTCGCTTCTTCGTCAATCTGAGGTATATTTAAAGTTAATTGATTCATATTTTTACCCTCCCGTTTATTTGCGTCTTAAAGCCCCGCCTTTGCCTCGTTTCAGCGTTTGCCTGTCAGCGCCCATCATTTGCCGCCAAAAGCGTTCTGAACGCTCCTGCGCGTTTTTATTTGGCTTTTTCTTCTCTTGCTTCATGTCATCCCTCCTAATAACAAAAAACGGACACCAACCAAAGCACAGTAATTCTGTGCAGTGATCAGTGTCCGCAGGCTCTCCGTCTTGGACTTATTTTGTTTTGTAATGAGCTGATACAAGAATTTCTTTAAAATGTGACATTGCATGATCGTATCCATCACAATGCTGTTGCGGATATAGATTTCTAATTCTGTCCTGTACAGCCTCCATTTCATTGAATCCTTTGATAATTTGATTGTCGTCCAGCGTTTGGATAGCCGCTTCCAGATAGACTGCATGATCAAGAGTTTCCTCAAGTGCATGTTGCAACCAACCACGCAGATCATAGGCATCAACTTTAACGGGCTGGTCATACTTGGCAAGCCCCTTATCCTGTTGTGCGTTTAGTTTGCTGATGACGGCTGAAATGATCGGGTTGTCAGTGTGGTTCATCAATACCCCTCCTGCTGCCGCTGATGATTGAGGGCGTTTTTGTCCATGTAAGCAGCTTCGATCTGTTCCCAAGTAAATCCGAAACCAATAGTTCCAATGCTCAAGAACAAGGACCAAGCCACGCTGAAACTGGTCTTTTTAGTGCTTGACATGTAAGAGTTTAACAACCACCATTTCATTTCTAAGAAAATACCTGTTAAACCACCCTCGAATCCTTTTTTCTTCATTTCCTCAAATCCTTCTTCTTGTATATTCATTGCATCTTCCCACCCTTTTTTAATGGCTATTGAAAGGAAAAAGTGAATGCAGTCGACAAATTCTTCAAGCAAAGAATATGATTTATAGCCATATTCCGGTTTCCATTCAAGGGCGCCTCCATCCTCAGATGGTTTCCAGTTATACTCCGGTTCTTTTGGTAACTGGTTATTACTCCAATGTTTAAACCAGCGCCCCTCATTTGCAAATTCAGCTAATTCAGTATCCAAAGCAACATAAGTATTTGGCAGCAAGTCCTGACCTTGCAGCCCCTTTTCTTCGATGATCCGATCATCAAGCGCCTTTTGCATTTCGAACATTTTTTGTAGATTCATTGTTTCCGCTCCCCTATTTCCGCCCGCTGGCGGGACATATTTTTTAATAAAAGTCCACGGCTCCGTTTTCAGATGCCATTTCGAAAGCTTTTTTCCAATCATCATACAAGTAGAGCCACACTTCCCCTGCATCGCCTAATGTTTTGGCGTATTCGCGGGCCGCATCGGCGTGTTCGTTGAAGTCTTTTGCCAGCTTTTTAGAAACGACAGGTCCTATCGTGCCCTCATTATCTGCAAAATTGATTAACTCCTGAAAGGCGGTGTCTCCCTTAAATTCTTCTAATTTGCGACGCCACCAGCCGTATCCGCTGTAGCTACCTGCACGGAATCCAGAGCTTTCTTCCCATGTATAAACTTTGTCCGGATCAACACCCTCACCACGACCCGGAAAGTGCTCTTCCGACCATTTCATACTTTCGCCCGGTGTCCATTCCGTTTCCCAATTTTCAACGTACCCGTCTTCATCTAATTGAGGATTTTCAACAACCTTCAAATTTTTAAACACTCTAATATCTAATCCCATTTGTATCTCTCCCTTATTTCCGCCCGCCGACGGTATTTTGTAGAAATTCATGCACATGACACATAAGCAGCATGCCGCCTGTTTCCGGTCCGTGCTTTTCACGGAAGACAGCCAATGCTTGTTCGAAAGCCTGCCTGTAATCCTGTTTCACTGTTTTACCTCAGTACCGTAGGCCTTCAAAGCCACTATGCAAATTGCCATTTGAGGTGTTTCGGCAATAGCTGCGAAAACGCGTTCCTCTGTCGGTATTACTGCAAGGTATGGTGCATAACTTCTGTTTGAATCTCTATCAATTTTCACAAGTTTGAATTTCTCCACTACCGACCAAGCTTGATCAAGGTTTTCGGTCGGAGAAAATTGCTCCGGAATGGTCAATTCTCCATCCTCTGTGTAGGCAGATGTAACACCGATGTTAGGAAACGTTTGAGTTTGCCAACCCATCACCTCTTCAGCAATCAATCGGTCAATTTCTCTTTTATCTATCACACTATTTCCTCCTCAACGCCCATGCTGCAACCGCATTTCGGGCAGCAGGCATCTGGGCGAATTTTTATATCTAATTCGTTGTGGCCACATTCAGGGCAGCTGTATTCGATCATTTACTATCAGCCCATTCATCAAAACTGTAGGCGTAATCAACGCTTTCAATGAAACCGATCTCCTTCGCCTTCTGACGGATCTTCATACATCCTTCATAGCTGTAAGCCCATATTTCTTTATAATCCCTCAGCTCGCCGCATTTCCCTGTTATGATGAACTTTCGAAAGCTGTTGACCAGTTGCCACATGTTGCCCCCATGGGAAAAGCCGTTTGGGCTCCCGTATCCCATTTCATACGGATAAACGTAATCACCCGTGTAATCATCAACGAAGAACAGTTTTTTCTTAAACCTGAAATACGCTATACGATCCTTTGACTTGCGGTAGAATGTCCGATGATCAATGCTTGCAATAAGCTTTATCAGATCATTAATATCGTTCATGCGTTTTAATTGCTCTGATGACGGCATGAGATTCCCTCCTGATCCATAATCGCTTTGAGTATGGGGTAAATCTGCTGAGGCACAACCGCATTGCCTAATCCTTTAATTCTGTCCACCCGATTGGGAACCCCATCATCGCTTCCCAAAAAGCCGGATTCGCGCGCCCTCTTTCCCCAGTCAACACCATTAAATAGTTTGGTAACTGTCCTAAATGTGCTCTTTCTCCATTTCGTAACTTTGTCATTGTTTTCTGATAATCGTTCAGTCCCCTTGTATCCGATGCTGTTGGCGTTGGGAAGATATCCGACAACAAAGACCCTGTCTCTTCTATGCGGTGCCCCGATGGCGAGAGCTGGTATAATAAACGATTTCCCTTTGTAACCTTCACTTTCCAAGTCAGATAACGTGCGGTCGAGCTCCATATTTGCGAAGTTAGCAACGTTTTCGCCAACAACCCAAGTGGGTCTAAGTTCTTTGATGAGCCTAAACATTTCCGGCCAGAGGTCGCGGTCATCTTCTGTGCCTCTTTGCTCCCCGGCAATACTGTAAGGTTGGCAAGGGAATCCTCCTGAAATAATGTCAATTGTTCCACCTGGCTCAATCACTCCTTTTTCCTCTAGTAGTTGTCTATTCAAGGTGCATACATCGTCAAAGATGGGAACACCGGGGAAATTTTTATTCAGCACCTTCTGACAGAAGGGTTCACGCTCGCAGAATGCGACTGTTTCAATGCCGGCCCATTCGGCAGCAAGCGCAATGCCACCGATACCAGCGAATAACTCGATGCTTTTCATGCTGTCATCCCCCTATCCCCGGCAGAACCGCGATTGCAAAGAATAAAACCGCCACCATCGCCCCAAGGAGCCAAGCATTTGTCTTATCACGCTTTGCAATGATTGTTTCATCGCCGATCAATTTCAGATCGTCTGACTTTGCCACGAGCACCGGTATGTAATCTGGATGCACTTTCAAATATTCCGCAGCCTGTTCGACGGTCATCGCTTCATCTTTCGTGGATTTGACTGCCCGCTGGAGTTCTACTTGTAATGGAATCATTCCACATTCCCCTCCAATGCTTCCCTTGCAGTTTGCCCTCTATCCACTTCCATGAAAGAAGGGTTAAAACCGCCGAAACGGTTTTCCATTTCTACTGTGGCCCATTTTGACATGCGTAGCGTTCTTCTGTAATTATTCTCAGCTGCATATATTTGCAGGGCCTTTTTAAACCGTCCGTTTTCCTGATTGAGCCGTTGAATCTCTTCCCGCGCCTGCCTGAATTGATGAATTGTTACCTCTTGCTGGCGCTTGTTTTCCTCGATGACATCCTGCTGCTTAACAGACAGTTCAGTTCGATCAATCAAAAAGTCAATATGATCTTTGGTCATCCAGTATTGATCTTCCGGTTTAGCATTTTGATAGCCTTTTAATGTTGAAATGCGCCCTTTAATTTCCTGCAATTTATCCATTCCGTTCCTCCCCCGCAGGGGAAAGCCCCTGCTATTTGTTTACTTTGTAACTATGGTCAAACCGCACGCGGTCAAAGCCGCCTTTGAATGTTTCAATGATGGTTTGGCCGTGCTCGGGTGCCTCAACGCTATACGCGGCGTTTTGGTTGCCGTCTAAAACGATGACGGACACCTTGCCCGGCTCAATAAATTGAGTAATGTTTGATTCTTGATTGATAGATATATGTTTTGGCTGCACGTTCAACGCCTCCGTATGGTATAATAAAAGTGTCTAGTTTTTATTTAATACCATACGGTGGCGGTTGATTAGTGGACCGTCCTTACATCCAATGTCTTGATGGAAAGAGCTGCAAGTTTGCCTTTGGCTTCTCCGTCGGGATGATTGGGTGTTTTTTTATATATGCAAGGCGTTCTTCCTCGCTCATAACCCGCGTTACGACTTCCCCATGCTGCCGCATGTTTTTGTTTTCTGTCATGTTACGGTCCTCCTATTCCTCATTCATTTGTTTAATTCTCAAATTGTAAAGCCGTTCAATTTCTTGGTCTGATTGACGGTCTAAATATTCCTTGCCAAAGTTTCCGATTAAGGAAAGCCATTCAATCAAATGCTTTCTCTCTGTCTGTTCCAACGTTCCCCGCTCCCTTCGTAATAAGTAATTGCAATGCAGCGTTTTTATAATCTGGCGGACACTCTTCAAAGCGAACAATCACCATCAATTGATGAATCGACGCCTTTTCAAACGGGAAAGCTTTGTCTGTTAAGATCATCTGCCGTCGCTTCCTTCCCGAGCAGTCCACCCTCTCGCGGCTCAATTAATTCCTTTCTGCATTGGTCCAAGATTGGAAACATGATTTCCTCTATGTTTCTGCCGAAATACTCAGCTATTTCCACAATGGATTGACCTTCTGACCATAGCTTGCGGAATTGAATGAGGTCACGCTCATACCATAAGAGATTGCTTTCGATAAAAGGGATGTACACTGGGCTTTCTTCAAACAAATGGCGAACACGGGATTTTTTCAATGCCATTTCCTTGTCGGTAATGGCTATTTTCCCGCAGGCCCTTAAGCCACGTGGCCGTTCCAGCAATATCCGGCGTTTTGCCATGTCAACGATCAATATAACGAGTTCGTCTATTTCCCTTTTCAACAGGTCGGACATGTCATAAATTGACTTTCCTTCAAACCAGTAATCTATTACCTGCCTTAACTGCACGATGGACCATTCAAAATTCATATTTTCCAAGACAAATTCCAACCGATCTGCACGGACTGCGTGGTTCATGCCAGACACTTCCTAACAGTTCCTGTATTTCGGTGAACGAGGATCAATCTTCGCTCGTGCTGCAGATTCTTTGCAACAAGCCAGTTATTAGGATTCAAGCCGTTTTGCTGAATGATTTGCTTTTGAGCACGCGTAGGGCGTTTACCATGTTTCATTGAGCATTCCTCCTAAGATTTTGATAATCAGCGATTTTTTGATCTAACAGACTGATAAGATCGTCGACTCGCTTACGCTGCTCGGATTCTGAAAGAGTTCTTTCCGGACTGAATTGCCAAACACCTGGCATAACCTCTTGAACGTTGCTACCATGCATCATTACCACCTCCTTTAATGCGTCTGTCCTCTCCGGTGAATTTGACAACCTTGGTGCCTTGCATCATGCGGGAGATGATGCGGCCGCCATGTACGCCGTATTTCTGTTGAAGAGCCTCAACGTTGTAATTTGTGGTGATAATATTAGGCTTGTCCTGCCTTGACTCAATAATTGTCAGGATTAAATCTGTTGCCCATGACTCCTTGCCGTCACTATCTTTCCTGACATATTCAGCGCCCAAATCATCCAACACTAGAAAGTCACAAGACTCAATACTTTTTAAAATATGTTCCTCTGTCTCTTTTGAATTGCCGTAAGAATTTCGTATTTTTCTGAGCAACATTTTTGTGTTGGCAAAAATAACATTTTTCCTTAAGCTCTTCACATGCTGGGCTACACTGTGAGACAAATGGCTCTTCCCGATCCCGTAACTCCCCTGTAGCAGAAGGGAATCAAAACCGCCCCAATTTCCAAATTTCTCAGCATACCATTTCAATTTATTGAAGGCGTCAATTTGCGACTCCGTTAAGCCGATCACATTAAAATTACCGAAAGTGGCTTTTTGTGTGTCAGGAGGGACTAGACTGTTATTCCAAAAAAATGCATCTGCTGCCGTTTCCTCTTGGAAGGCAATCATTTCTTTTTCGAGTGCCAAATTGTCACACTTTATACACCGGCTGTGTTTCTTTCCGTTCTGCATATAAACAGGGACTTCATTGCCACAAGTTTCACACTGTCTTACACCTATCTTTTCAGGAGCTAGATGCTGCAACCTTTTAGGCAGAGCATTAGAAAAGGCCCTTGTATTGGTCTGTTTCGGGTGCTGAGTCTTGATCAAACGAACCGCCTCCTTTTTGATTTAGGTATGATTCGAACTTTGTTCCGAACAATGTTTCAGGACGCAGATACTTGTTCATCTCTGGAACATGAAGCCATTCTTTCGTTTTCACTAAGATGACCTGTTTGAAATGTTCAAATCTGAAACCCTCGTTCCATCGACTTCTAATCAACCCTTTTGTTTTCGGTGTAGTAGCACGATATTTTGTTCCTGCGACCTTGTTTAGAAAATCAATGATGAGTTTGTAAGGAATGTCATCATTTTCACTTTTAGAAGAAGGCGCGTCGGAGGATTTACCCGACAATATATCTTTTATATCTTTTTCTTTATCTATATCTATATCTAATTCTTTATCTATATCTGTACCGTCACGTGACGTCACGCTAACGTCATCCAGTTTTTCGGGAGAAGCAAGCTGTAATTGTTTCTTTTTCTCCCTGTATTTTTTATTTCTTTCCGCGTTGAGCTTCCTCACCCTATCCATACCTTCAACGTTTTGATACTTTTCCCAATTGGCTATTGAAATGAATTTATTTTCATCAACTTCAATCATTCCAAATTGTCGAAACGTATTTAACGCCATTCTTACAATTGGTAAAGGCCTATTAAATATCGTTGCCAGCATTTCATCCGTATAAGGGATATTTTGATTTAAATAAATATATCCAGACGCATTCGTTTTACCAGCTTGAGAGAGAAGCTTAACCCAAATAATGAGGATCGTATCTGACTCAGGCATTTGCTCTATAAGCTTAATTTTTTCATCTTCAAACATCTGCGTACTTAATTTGATCCATTTAACCTCAGACATCCAACTCAACCCCTTCTGATTTTGTTAAGGGCCAGACAGACTTCTTACCGTTAACAATCACAGAGCCGAGGACATTCTGGCGACATTTGTTTGAAATAATGGTGCCACCTTGAGCTTTAAGTTGATCCATTGTTTTCTGATGAATTGAAACAGATTCACTAACAACTACATGAAATTCGTGATTTAGCCATACATAACCGGTAAAGAACATTTTTAGCCAATCCCTTCTACTCTCGTGCTGTTCTTCTGTGCTATCCAAGCTTCGACTGCCCGCCGGGAATATCTTCGTTGTGTTTTTGGAGCGCCCGGTCTTTCCGGTAATTCAAAAACAGGGAAGTCTGGTTGACTGAAATACAATTCTTCTGCTGTACGTGGAGTGCATTTCAGAATACCTTCATAAACTTCTTTCTTGGTTAAAAGCTGATCTTGAGAAGCCAAAACCATAATCATCTCTTGAATTTTTGGAACCAATGCAGCACTAACGTTTGCAATAACATCGTTCGTAATAGTGTCGATGTCTGATTGTTCAAGTTCGATTTTCATAGATCATTCCTCCACTCTTTTCATTTCCTGTCAGGAAACTAAACGTTAAAAAAAATCACTCATTGGAATCTTTAGTTTCTCGGAGATTTTTTCTATACTTGTGATGCTTGGATTTACTTTCCCGTTTTCAATTTTTGAGATATATGAAGATGAAAAACCCAGACTATTAGCAAACTCTCTTAGAGTTTGACCTTTTTTAGTTCTAGTATCTTTCAATTTATTTCTGAACTTAGATAGATTCACTTTTCTTTCACCCCCAACTTAAATTTCCTATTTGGAAACTAAATAAAATATAACACCTTACATTTTGCTTTGCAACCCCTATTTGCGATTTTTGTATACTATTTGTCAACTTGCAATGGTATAATGACTGTAATCAATTAATCGTTATTAAACGTAAGAAATAAGGTGATTTTTTGAATAAAAATATTGGTGAAAATATTAAAAAATTACGTGAAGAAAAGGGGCTTGGATTAGTTCAGGCAGCAGAAGCCATTGGAATTTCTCGAGGGTATTTATCTAAATTAGAAAGTGGTGTTCAGAACCCCTCTGTTAAAACAATTGATAAAATAGCAGATTATTTTTCAGTGGACCGCTCTTACTTCTTTACCAATCTTGAAAATTTAAAAGACTTTACAGAAGAAGAAAAGAAAATAACCTTTGAACGAGATTTGTCAATAGAAAATCTCAGGAAACATTATAATATTACTCTTGATGGTAAAGAAGTTTCTGATGATGAAATAAAAGTGATGTTAGAAGTCCTAAAAGCATACAGAAAATCAAAAGGCGTTTCTGATATCGACTGATTCATTGTCTGCTAATTGATGTATTTTCTCCAATAATTCATCGAGTGAAATATCTGTCTTCATTGTAAGTAACCCCTTTTACGAACGTTTGTTCTCTTATTATAATCGAATACACCTTAAAAATAAATCAGTATCAGAGATTTCCTATTTTTCATTTCGTCAAAACAGGAAATCTCTTTTAAAAATACGAAAGACGTTGCCTATATATTCGGCAGCGTCTTTTTAATAAAACGTTTGTTTTTCAGTTTTTTCAACATGTGACTCAAGTTTGTAACTCATTCCTACAGGTGGATCAGCCAATTGGTGTGTGGTCGTCTTTACTTGCGGAATTTCTTTTCCTTCGTTATTAACGTTAGCCTCAATGTTAAAGTTCGCACTAAACACAAATGCTAATGCAATTACTAAAGTTATTGCTATCCCTATGATTGCCTTTTTCACTAATTTTCACCTCCCTTTTTAATATATTATAATCAACCCCCATATTTAGCAACTCTATTTTTGGTAAATTCGCTCTAAAATAGTCTTTTTTATCACAAAAAACATGCAAAGATAAAAGCAGTTTTTCTCTGCTCGCTTCTCTTCTGCCGTCAAAATAAAAAGCCCACGCAGAATAATAATCATGATCGTAGTATTTCTTTAAACTATCTTGCTTAATAACTGACTTAATGAAATCCGTTACAACATACTCTTTGGGAACAGGCTTATCCCAATAAAGATTTAATATTGCAAGTTGCTCCTTTAAGTCATCCGCTACAAAAAACCTATCTTTAGATTTATTTAGTCCTATCCCTTTTTCAAAAAACCAAGCTGACTTATCATAAGACTCGTATAAATATGATAAACCTAGAATGAAATAACCATTAGTAGCAGAGTTAATACTAAAGTTAGTTTCAACAAGCTTTGTAGCATACTCTCTTGATTTCTCTATATTATTTTCGTACTTAAGATGCATATTTGCTAACGCTTCATCAGTGCGACTCAAGAAAGCTTTACGTATAAAAGGGTCTTTGATATCCGGCAGCATATTAGAGATTTTTTGTATGTAGTGTAAGGATAGATCAAACTTATTGCTATAATAAAAACATAACATTTCAAGTATGAGTAATAGTGTCTTTAAATCATGAGAATTAGGCTGCAGTTGTTTTAACATCTCAAGATATTCTACCTCGCTATAAACTCGAGAGTATTTAGATCTTAGCTGCCACTCGTAAACAATAGCCCATTCTCTCAGCTCTCGATTATTGCCGGAAATAGTTTTCCCTATTAGGTGACAGGTCATTGAATCGAGTTTTTTAGAGTGAGCATATTCGAAAGCAGTTTTGATATTTTTCTTGGTTGCTTCATAACAGCATTGTCGCATTATTTCTATTTCATTTTCTTTATCAAGATAACGTGTTATATCTAATATCATCCACAATGCAATTTCTTGACCATTCAAAAACTTGCTCAAGTGCGAGGCGCTAATTCCAATTTTGTCAGCAATCTCTTTCTGTTTTTCCTCTTTTGAGTCGATAATACGCTTTAAGTGGCTTCTAACATCAATTTTACTTTCTTCCATCTTAATCACCATTTCAAAATTAATTTAACATACTTATATAAAAAAGATTGTCGAATATTGACGATAGATATAAAGAAGGAACAAAGAGTTACAATAGAAATAATTTTCGAACTGTTCTTTATTATACCACAATTCTGACTAAAAATATACGTTTAGCCTTACTTTTTACATATTTGGAGAGTTTTACTTCCATGTTCATTCATATTAAACTTTTACTACAAAAACATCATATATCATTGCATAATAGTATTAACAAAATTATTTTAAATGTAATTGGAGGTAAAACACAGTGGCAAGTTTCAGGAAGCGCGGAAAGACTTGGGAATATAGAATCACTTACAATGATCCTATAACCAATAAACGCCGAGAAAAGCCACAAGGTGGCTTTCGGACAAAAAAAGAAGCTATGATTGCGGCTGCAGAAGCTGAATTAAATATTAATAATCAATTTATACAAAAGAACGACTCCATTACAATTTCGGAGTATTTAAACATATGGTTTGACACATACAAGCACACTGTAAAAGAAAGCTCGTGGGGGCCACGAGATGACAGCATGGTCATTATTAAAAAACATATCGGCAATATCAAGGTGAAAAACATCAATACGTCTATGTACCAAAAATTCCTGAATGACATAGCACCTGAATACGCAAAGAATACACTAAAAGGCGTACACGATGTATTTAAAATGATGACTAGACAAGCTATGAGGGATTCGTATTTTAAGGATTATCCCCTTGAGGGTGTTCGTCTGCCTCGGACAAAAGACGCTGATAAAGTTATGGATGATGAAAAGCTAAAGGATATAAAGTTTTGGGAGAAAGAAGAGATTTCTAAATTTCTTCAATGTGTCAAACGAAGAGGCAACCCTCAAGATTTAGCAATGTTTGTCCTGCTCGTTTATTCAGGACTTAGAATTGGTGAAGCTACGGCTTTGAAATGGGACAAGATTGATTTTGAGGAATCAGTTGTACGGGTTCGATATACGCTGTATCAGAAAGATGGTTTAAGAGACAATTATATGTTACTCAGCCCTAAAACTTCGTCATCAATCAGAAATGTTCCTGTACCGCCTCAGGTCAGCAACCAATTAAAAATATTAAAACATGTACAGAATCAAGTCAAAATGGAAAACGAAGATCAATATAAGGATGAAGGCTTTGTGTTTACAGACAAAACTGGGCGCCCTATCCCAGCTCGGAATTTCAATTACAAATTAGACACTTATATAAAAAAATCCGGTGTTACCCGGATCACGCCTCATAACCTGAGACATACATATACGTCATTGCTAATTGACGCAGAAGTTAAATTGAAAGAAGCTCAGGAACGGTTAGGGCACTCTTCTTCCAAAACAACGTTAGACATTTATTCGCATATTATGAAAGAAACAAAAACAGAGGCAATCGTTCAATTCAATGCCGTCGCAAATGAAATTTTTTGA